TGGGACATGATGGTTCATGAAGGAAAAAAGTTGTGGAAACAACACGAAAAAGAACTATTAAAAAATCCGGAGAGATTTGATGGCTAAAACAGAAGAGTTACAAATCGCATTTGATATATACCAACCCTTTGGACCAAGTATATTAAAAACTAAACTACCCCAACTGTACGTTGATGCACTTAATGCGCAAGCAGACGGTGTGTTAGCTGATGAAAAGGTTAGTAAAGAACGTGACTGGAGTCATAATCTTGCCGGCAATGTTAAAAAAGAAATAAGCATTGACCACGGAGCAATAGAAGGTTTACCAGAATTTCTTGCAACAATATCGCAAGAATATACGAAACGAATACTTCCCGAATTTCTTCCAGAGGGAACAAAAGTAGCGTTTCGTGTTTGGGCCGTCAGTCAGTGGGCTGGTGACTTTAATCCGATACACATTCACGATTCTAATTTATCGGGTGTATGCTTTTTAAAAACCCCTCCCAAGTTTGAAGAAGAGTATGCGAAAGAAGATCACCACCCTACTGCCGGCTGTTTAGAGTTTATTGGATCAATACCCAATCACTTTGCAAGGCATAGTTTTTTATGTAAACCAGAGGTAGGAGATTTTTATATCTTCCCTAGTTGGTTAACACATCAAGTATATCCGTTTAGAAGTGAAGGAGAACGTCGCTCTATGGCATTTAATGTTCACTTTACATCTGATAAAATAGTAAAAGGAATAAATGGCTGAAGAAACAAAATACGATAAACAAGCAAAGAATCTACGTTACCGGTCTGATAAAGAAGGTTTTAGACAGGCTAGGTGGGAACAATTAGAGCATAAAGAAAAAGATTACTGGCGTGGCCGGGTTCAACAATGGAGTCAAGATAGGAGTATTCATGCAAAAACGAGAGTTTAAAGATGCAATGATAGAGATGTCAGACAATGTATCACGTCGTATTCGTGATTATTCTGATGAAATCATCTTAAAATACAAGACAGAGGATGGTAAAGTACTAGATGGGACCGATCTTAACGGCGCCCGGACAATCTTATATGTTATTTTAAATAAGTTATTAGAGGATTTTGAACCAAAAGATAATACATACGAGAAAATAGAGAAGGAGATTTGTGATCTTTTTGAGATTTCTTATGAGAGTCGGACATATGAGGAAGAAGAGTTAAGCTGAACACGTTAAACACTCATCATCTTCGTCATAGTTTGTTACAAACATTTCTTTAGGAGTAGCTTTATATTCGACAGGTGCCTCAGTCGTACCGCATTCACACAGTTTTTGTTCTTCTAATTTTTCTATTTTATCTGTTAAGTATACGATAACACTTTGCATTTCTTCCGCCGTCATAGTCTCTCCTTTGTTTTGAGGGTAAGCTTCTAGCTATACACTAAAACACTATATCAAAGCAACCTTTTTATTTTTTAGATACTTTTTCTCCTATGGCATAAACCATAAGAGCAATGAAAGCCAATAACAGTATAATTGCAACCATCCCCGTTAGTATAAGTATAATCATTTCTTCTTCTCTTTCTCTATTTGTTTTTTCTCGTCCTTGTTTAATTTCATCCATCTAAGTCTCGGGCCGTGATAAAATGCTTTGCATTTATTTCCTAACCAGTCGCGCATCCAATACCATTGTGAATAAAAAGGCATATAGTCCTCCCATCTTTTTTGTTTCTTTATTTTTTCCTTCTCTTTCCGTTCTCTTTTTTGCCGAACGGATTCCTTGTAGCTCATATTTAATAGCTCCTGTTCCTTCTTCATGTGATCATAGAAGTCATCAACCAAGTGCTGCCATCTCCGAACTCATGCCCGCTGCTCTTTCGGGTGTTTGTTTTGCCCATTTACTATCAAGCATTTCGATCGCCGCCGTCTGGTAATCGGGTACCTTTAATGCTTTTAACATATTCTTAAATTTGCTTACACCTGTTTCTCCTAGTTGAAATACCATCTCTATGATGATTTCTTCAGCAAGGTCATCTAGTACCGGGCACTCCACTAAAACCCTGTCAGCGCCTTTTATAGCGGTTTGTAGATCGTGTTTGAGGATGGTCATGAGGAATTTCTCTTCATATTCCTTATTATCCTCCCAAAAGTCCTCCACACACAAATGACCAACGCCAACGGTCCTCTTACCTAAGGTATCTAAGTAGACCTTGTTTCTGTAGCCTTCGTGCTTTTTAACTGATTGTAATAATCTTGACATTTCCATGTTTATCTTTCCTTTTTTTAAATGGTGATTTTGTATGCCGGGGGTTATGTTTGTTACCCGACAGACCTTGTGAAGCAAAATTAAGGTCAGCATTTATGCCAATTTTTTGACCTTTTGATGCTTTTGTTCTGATCGGTTGATATGCCGATACTCCTAAATCTTTATGTTTACTACTACTGCTCATGCATTCTCCTTTTTCGTATAACTTATGTCAAGGTACGCGATTGATTTCACCCACCCTGTCGGTATCGCGATATGACGACCGCCGTCTTGTTCCGCGTCGTATTTTGAGTAATCCCCCATGATCACTATTTTTGTATCATTGTGTGTTACCATCCAACCCATTGAATGACACGTTGCCAGTGGTTCTTTTTGTACGTCAGTGACGCTATGCCAACCTGTTTGACCATCTTTGGCATCGAACCACGTAACAAGGACCATGGGGTATTTAATCATTAAGGACAACCTTCTGACATATATTCGTCTACGCTAGTATTTTCATAATCTGGATCGTTGTAGTCACGCCATATATCTATGTTTACTTCTCCGTACTTAGCAATAAACGCGACATAGTCCATGTTCTCTGCATCTTCTTGCATTTCCATAACCCAATCTTTAAATCTGCCCATTTCTTTCTCCTGTTGTTATTACGTCTCCAAATAGAAGGGTGTATACTCTCCCATGTGAGAACCCGCAATGTTAAAGTCGAAGTACTCGACTGCTTCCTCATAGGTCATACCATCACGAACTGTGAGAATTTCTAAAATTGATTCCATTTCGTACACTACTCTTGTTCTCTCTCCGTCCCATATGACGCCAGAAATAGCGGCATCAAAACCATCCGCAAAAAGCATGTCTGGTTCGTCCTCGCCGTATAACTCTTCTATGTCTTTTCGATTCATTTGATCTTAGTACCATAATTATGGAACACGGACAATGGACAAATTGTCTCATAGCACTTCCTTTTGTATTTCAAATTTAAAACTAATATTATCCTCATGGACAGTTTCATAAGGTGTATAATCACCCGAATAAATTAATTCTCTAGCTTCTTTTTCATCTTTTGCTTCGATATTAATATAAGTATCACAGCAAATATGAGTTTCTGTTATTTTGTATAGTGGCATATAATCCTTTCTTTTTTATGTGTTAAGTCTCTCCTGGGAGAGACTTAATATGAATTCAACCTTTTCAAAAACTAATTTCTTAATAAGATTTATGTCAGTTACATTTTTAATTTGATCATGAGGAATATTGATTGTGTTTGTTTTTTTATTATAGGTAAAATTTACAATCTCCCCATTTAAGTTTCTTTCTGTCTCTTTATACTTTTTTAATTTTACATAATCTTTAAGTATATTTTTCATATTTAATCCTTTCTGTTTATCCCTTATTATCCCATAGATATATTAGTGTCAAGGGGAAAGTTACTTATGGGATAAAATAGGAAAATAGAAAAAAGGTAGGAAACCGCCCTTTTTTGTCAATAAAAGTTATTTCCGTATAGAAGTTTTTTTTTGAAAGTAAAAATAAATATTTTTTTATTCTCAAATATGACGTAACCACGTAACCTTACACGTAACCAACTGATAAATAACAATAATATGGTTACTTTTACCACGTAACCAAGACGTAACCAGACGTAACCTCTACAGATAAGATTTTTGAGATGGATTTAGTATTTATATATAATAGTTTGATAAATAAATATCTATACAGAATGATAAAAATGTATTAAAATGAAAACATGCCTAAAATAAGAGATGGTGGGCTTACGCCTAAACAAAGAGCCTTTGTCGATATATTTGTCAAAGAAAACGGAAGATTGACGGCGACAGAATGTGCCAAACAAGCGGGGTATTCTGAAAAGTCTGCTGTATCACAATCTTGTAACCTAAGAAATCCCAAATACTTTCCTAAAGTTGTAGAAGCTATCGAAAAACTACAGCGTGAATATGCTGAAGCAAGTAAAATAGATTTTGTCAAACACGCTAGAGAAATGTCCAGATTAAGAGATATTGCAGTAACAAATGGACAAATGGGGCCAGCCATAAATGCTGAATATCGTAGAGGTCAACTTGCGGGGTTTTATGTTGATAGAAAAGAGGTTATAACAGCCTCACTTGATAATATGACTAGACCCGAACTAGAAGCTAAACTTAAAGAAATTCGAGATCATAATATTATTAACGGCGAGGCTATTGGTGTTGAGATTAAAGATATTACTGAAATAGAAGATGATACAACTATTTAGACTTATTTAACCATTCTGCTAATTTTTCCATAAACCAATTTAAAAACATAAATACTCCTTTTTTTATTAATAACCAACTTTATAACCACTTGCATAGTTTTTTGTCGCATGATATCTGCAAGTAGGACTGCAGTACCTCTCAAATTTACCCATTTTAGCCTTTTTATCGCAACGAAAACATTTTCTTTCCACTAAATCCTCCTTTATTGCTTTAGGCTTACTTGTATTATAGTAATCTGGCATTTCAAAATTATCTTTAGAATTCATCTACACCCTCCAAATACAAATCTATTTTTTCTTTTAAGTCTGCACTATCAGTAGCAACACCAATAGACCCCATTGGAGGGTCATCTATATTACTATTTAACCACCTAATAATATGTTCTATTAATTTATCTTTTGTCATATTTTTTTTCCTCTTCTTCTGATGCAATCATATAAGAAATACTACCACATTTTGGACAAACAACTTGTGCTTCTCCCTCTGGTATTCCTTCACTATCCACAAAATTTAGATTTTCTGGTTCAACTTCTCCATATTCATAAGATAAATAATTACATCTCATACAAAAGTTTTTTTCTTCCCCTGTTAATATTCTATCTACTTTTGTCATACTAATCCTTTTTTGTGTTCATTTCGATATGTAACCAAACATAGTTATTTTTCTTTGGCGGTCTGTAAAATGTAATAAAATTAATTATCTTTTGTAATATTTTCATAACTCCTCCTCTGTCTGCATTGTTATTTCTACTTGATCATCAGCTTCTAAAATAGTTTCTAATTGACACCCTTGTAAAACATCATGCTTTAAAAAGTAAAATCTAATATCTTTATTAGAGTCTTCTAATTTAAGTCTTTTAATTAATTCTTTAATGGTCATTCTTCCTCCAGTATGTCATCTATTTGAGATAAAATTTTATATTTAAATCTATCAGTTACAAAAGTACTATCACAATTACCCGCATCAT